GATTCCCGTGCATTCTATCACCAAAAGTGATAACGGTATATTAGTAAACGATATAAAGTCCCTCCAATATATCTTTCCAGATGGCAGTAAAAAGTTTGTCGGTGGTGGCGAGATTAAAGGCAATGTATTTTTAATTGGTTGTGAAGCAACTGAATTGCCCTATCTTGATACCTTAATTTTATGCGAGGGATACGCTACAGGAAGCTCTATATTTGAAGCTACAGGATTACCTGTTGCGGTGGTCTTTTCTGCAAATTTCTGTTTAACAGCGAGTGTTAGGTTGCGTGAGGTAACGGGTGCTAAGTTTGTTATTGCACTTGATAACGATACGTCTGGTATTGGTGAGAAAAATGCCAACGAGGTAGTTAATGCAGTTAGTAATTGTGTTTCCAGATTACCAAGTGTTACAGGTGATTTTAATGATCTGCATTTAGCTAAAGGTTTAGATCAAGTTAAAACTGAATTAACTGAACATGCTTTCGGTTTAAGAAATTATGCAATTCGTAACTTGGTTGGAAGTCCGCCACCTATTGAATGGTTAGTTGATGATTTAATTCCTCTTGGTATTAATTCAGTATTGGCGGGTGTAGGTGGTATCGGTAAATCATTTCTCGGTATTGATCTAGCTATGAAGGTAGCCAATGGTGGCAGTTGGTTGGGTAAAACAGTTCTTGGTAGAGGTGATGCACTTATTATTTCTGCGGAAGATAGTCACAGCGAAGTTTGGAGAAGGATATCTGAGATAGATAAAACGGGTAAGCGATTTGATTCTTTATATGATGTATTCATTTATACAGTTGCCGACAGTGGTAAACCATTAATATTATTAAAAGATGATGAACTTTCCCAACGTGCAAACGAATTGGTTGAAGAGTTAAAATCCTTAAAGAATTTAAAGTTAGTTATCTTTGATCCTATCCAGGCATTTATTGGATCATCAATGCCAATCAGTAGCTCTAATGAAGCAGGGCAATTGTGGTCAACATTTACTGCGGGTATATCTGCTCAACTTGGTGTTACCTGTATTTCCATGCACCACATGTCCAAACAAGCATTAAATGAAGGTGAAGACCAATCATTAACAAAAATGAGGCAAAATATCAGAGGCGCAAGCTCCATAATAGATGGAAGTAGGATGGGACTCGTCCTTTTTAATGCGGGTAAAGATGAAGCTGAGAAGGTTTGTTTTGAGCAAGGTGAAGACTTTGATCCAATGAAAGTTGTAAAGGGTGCAGTTGTTAAGAGCAACTTTAAATGTGACACAAGTATTAAGACTCTTTTCAGGAAGGGTGCAGTTTTAGAAATTTTAGATGAAAATAAAAAGTCCTTTGAATGGGACTAAGGAGAAAGGAAATTGAATGTTTTAAGTTTGTTTGATGGTATGAGTTGTACGCGTATAGCTCTTGAAAGGCTAGGTATTGATGTTAATCATTATTATGCAAGTGAAATTGATAAATACGCTATGAAAGTTAGCGAAGAAAATTATCCAGATATTATACAAATAGGTGATGTTACTGATTGGCAGTCCTGGGATATTGATTGGAGTTCTATTGATTTAGTTATTGGTGGTTTCCCGTGTCAATCTTGGTCACTAGCTGGTAGGCAGTTAGGCGATAAAGATGAAAGAGGTAAATTGTTCTGGGTAATGTTAGATGTAATGAAAAAGGTTATAGAAAATAACTCTAATGCTTATTACTTAATGGAGAACGTAAAGATGAAAAAAGAGTTTGAAGAATATATTACTTTTCATACTGAACAGGCTTTACCAAATGTAAATAAGTATTTAATTAATTCAGCGTTAGTATCAGCACAAAACAGGGTTAGATATTATTGGACAAATATTCCTGGAGTTGAACAGCCTGAACAAAGAGGCATGGTTTTAAGAGATATATTAGAAAACAAAGAGATAGATGGATTGTCTGAAAAAGCAATTGCATACATGAATAGAGGTAGTGAGAAATGGTCGGGTGGGAAAAGCAGAGCTGAACATTACATAAAACATGAAAGCAAAAAGTCTAATTGTTTAACAGCAAATATGCACAAAGGCGTTCCTTATGGTGTTATTGCGATTGATAAACCAATCCAGGTGGGTGAAGCTATAGATATAAATGGTCACGACATATTAAAAAGAGTTTATTCAGAAGATGGTAAATCACCAACTCTTAATACTTGTACGGGTGGAAATAGAGAACCAAAAGTATTAGCTGGTGCGTGGCGAGGAAGATACAAAGCTGATGGCAGCACCGAGCAAAAGCTAGAAGTAAGAAGGGGAGGAAAAACCAACTCATTAACAACGGTGCAAAAAGATAATGTTGTTGTTAAAGATGAAGTTTATTGGCGAAAGCTCACCCCGATTGAGTCCGAAAGATTACAAACAGTTCCAGATAATTATACAAACCATGTATCAAATACTCAGCGTTATAAAATGTTGGGTAATGGATTCACGGTTGAAGTAATTTGTCATATTTTAAATAACATGGAGAAAAAACAATGAACGGGAAAGGATCGGATCAACGAAAAAGGCAAGTTGATAAAAAAGTATTTGAGGACAATTGGGATAGGATATTTGGTAAAAGAAAAGAGAAAAAAGAACCTAAAAAAGATAAACCAAAGCAAAAGTGATTGTATATACGGGTATACGATTGTTGTATAGAGGGGTGTCCAATAATCGTATATAGGGGTGTACATATATCCTAGACTAAACTAATAGAGAGAGTGAGCCTTTAGGCTCATCTCTCCAGGGAAAAAGTATCAGTAATATTTACTCATAAAGTTGGGTTGTAATTGTTAGTTAATACATTAAGAGCTTTGCCAGAAAAAGCTAGGAGAAACATACATGAAGCAGTTAGAAGCAAGAATGACAGAAGCAAGAGATGAATTTCATAGGAATAGAAGGAAAAGAGGATTTATGTCGTTCTGGTGGTCTGATCCTTTACATTATGTTTTAGTTTTAGAGGTTGCTATTGCTAACGCGAGTAGCAAAAGCATTAACTTTGAAGCAATAGTGAAGCTATTGCCTGGAAGCATGGGGAGTAGGTCAACTATAGCAACAGTATTAGATGACTTTGTGGCAAGGGAATATATGTGCAAGGAGAGGGGGAAGGATAAAAGGAAACGAGTATATAGGATTTGCAAAGAGCCAATGTTGTTGGTTAATCAATATTATACAAATAGGGATTTTAGTCTTAAGGCGGTTAGTTAGTTGAAAGAACAAAAATGGTGGTTGGTCATAGAAGCAATTGAGAAGCCCGAGAAGAGTGGGTTAATAAAGTTTGGGGTGGCAATGAAGTATAAAAGCTATTCAAAACTCAAAAAGGTTGTCTGGAAGTGGTATAAAAAGCAGTTGGGGAGAACTGATATTAAGAGTCGGGAGAAGTTGGTATTGTATGCTCTTTGTGAAAGGTATTCAGCACAAGACTATTCTAGCCATGATGCGGTTAGCTACTTGGCGTTAATGATTGGTATGCACAGACACACGGTTAGTAAAGGTATTCAGAATTTGATGGATTTAAATATTATTTGGTGTGCTATTGATGGGGAGAAGAAAGTATTGCGAAGCCTAAAAGCAGGAGTGCAACATAAGCATTTTTTGTTTGTTGGTTTGGGTGTGATGTTAGAGGAAAGCCAAGAAGGGTGATTACTTTAGGGGGAGTTGATAATATCACCCTCCAAGGCTTTCTGATCGGTTAAAGTTCTTGTTTAATTAATTTTACATAAAGCTCATGATCTTTTCTAGTCATCATGATTTCAACTCTTCGCATATTATCTTTTTTATCATTGCTGAATTTAGCGGTGATTCTTGAAAGTTCTGGGTACTTTCGTTTTAAGTATTTCATGTCTTGCTTCATAGTCTTTCCGTAAATAGTAAAATTAATAATTGTATCTGGTCATTTCTTAGACCTCTCAAATGCTTTGGTATTGTTCGCCTATCTATTTTCATAAAATTCACCTGTTAATCTTGTTCTGATATGGTTTTTAGTCCATTTAAAGTCTTCTAGACAATAACCCTCTTCACATTCTCCAAAAGTGTCATATAGGTTATATTGGATAACTTCATTTGGGTTGTCATTAAAAAGTATAAATAGATATTTGCCGACTTTTTTGCATTTGATAATCTCTGATACATCCATCATTTGCCCTCTATTGCCTAGCCATTGTATTGCTTCGTTTTTACTCATTGTCTTGATCCTCGTTAGTGTTAATAATTTGTATTTGGTCATCCATTAAAGGCAAATTAAATTCCCTTTCCCAAAGTTTACTTATCTGATCTTTTGCTTGGTCTATAGTTTCTGCTGTTACCTCGTATGACTGTTCAACAGTCACTAATAATTCTATTTTCATTATTCTTCATCCTCTTTGGTAATTATTAGATACGCGCCATGTAGGCAAAAAACCATAAATGAAAGCACGATTAAAACTTGTATACAGTTAATCATTGGTTTGCTCCTTGATTAGTTTTGCTTTTTTAAGGTAATCAATCGAAGTACCTCCATCCATTTCATTGGTTAGGTTAAACTGAACAGCATTACCCCATTCATCACAATTAAAATGCTTATTTGGTATATCTAACCTTATCCAAACATGAGTATTATTATCTTTTCTATCTATTGAAAAATTAACCACAGTACCTTTTTGATTAGAAATATCTGTTTCATAACGGGTTACTAATGCAAAAGTTTCATTTGCAAATTTAACCCTATCGCCAATTTTAAGTTTATTAACATTCATCTTTTAACCTCTCTTTGTTCTACTCGTTCCCATATATCGGAGAATCTGCTCAAAAATAAATATTGCTTTCTATTGTTGTAGTTTCCTACCGCTAACGAATCAAGCACACACATCGGCTCTACATCGGGATTTTCTTTTAAAAAATTCTTATGAATGTCAATCATGTAATTAAGTAAATCAAATTTTTTCATTGTTTAACCCTCCTCGGCTTCTATACTTTCTCTTTCATTATCAACAACCCAATCAATAGAATTGTCATAATGCGCTTTATCTTCTGCATCTTCCCAATCTTTAGCCATTACATAAGATTCATATGATGTAGTTACTACCTTAGTTATTTTAAATTCTTTTATTGCTTCCATAATTACCCCCTAGTTAATGATTCTAAAATTGTATTTTCTTTAAAATCATTATCTAGATGTTCTGCAAACATTTGCAGGCTATGAGTCATTCCATCTATATATTCTTTATTAAAAAAATGCTCTTGATTTTCTGTAACAAAATCTGACATTGTTTCTGTATAATTTACAAAATATTTGTGTAAGTCTGTATAACTTATATTTATTGTTTTGTTTGTGTTGCTCATTGTGTTTGCTCCTGTAATTGTTTCTCTAATAGTTTTAAGATTTCCTCTTCCCAAATTTTACAATCCAGGCTTTTAACTCTTTTCTTGTAATGCTCTATAGCGTGTTTTATTGCTTCCATAATTACCCCTAGTTTTTTAGAAAATGATTAATTAAATAAGAGCCATGCCACGCTTTTCTGTTGCGTGGCTTCTCTATTAGTTTCTTTATTAGTTGTTTAAATGTCATGCTATGCACCTCTCATGCTGTTGTTGAGCATTAGTTCTATGGCTTCATTGCTTAAGCCTTGCTCTTTGTTAAATTGGTTTATCTCTTCTTGTGTCATCTCGTGATACTCAAAACCATTATTTGCTTTTAATGGGTAGTAGCCTTGCTCATAATCAACGATGACTATCGTTTGATTGTCTAGGTGTATTTCATTTCCATTGTATAAAGCAGTTCTTTTACCCTCTTCTTTTTTAAGTTCTATAGATGTCTTTAGGTTTCCTATTCTCATTTTTAATACTCCTCGTTGTCTCTCTCAACTGTAAATGTTGCAACTTTGTTGCCGTTAATATCGTTAGCCTTTCCGAAGTCGCTGATCTTAATCTTTGGTAATATGTTTTGTAATATTCTCTCAACTTCTACATGTTCAAATGTTGGGTTCTCTGAGTCTTCGCAGTGATTCCAAAAAGCTGAATTTCCTGTTTCTATATCAATAGTTATTTTCATGTTACGCCACCTCTTTTGGTTCAAAGGATAAAATGATATTAGCCATAAAAGAAAAGTAGTTTTCTATAACTCTATCTTCCAAGGCTTCGCTTGGGTTCTCATCTATTGAACCCATGTCAATGGCTAGTTCTATAATGTCGGCGTATGTATAAGGGATATGAATTGCTAGACCGCCTAGCCAATCAGTCATTGCTGAATGTTTGCCTTGTCTCTCTACTAAAAAACCATACTCTGAATAAAACCTTTCAAATAGATAATTAATCTTTTCATCATCTGATAAATTCTTTCCAATTAGCTGATCTTCATTTTCTATGCACTCAAGAATATAATTCTTATAATTCTTTTTGTATTTTGTGTGATGTAGTTTTGCCATGTTGTTACCTCCTAAAGTATTGTTTGACTACCTAATGATACACGAAAACCCTTATATCTCAAGTAGTTAGCATAAAAAACTTAGGGTTTTTGTGAAGAATGCTGTATTATAGGGGTTTAAGGAGCAATAAAAAAATTCAGTTATGGAGCAAAAAACACCCAAAAAAGACAATAAACCTATAAAAAAAGTAGGTAGAAAAAGGATTGATATTGATCTAGAGCAAGTAGAGAACTTAGCATCAAGAGGACTAGGAACGACTCAAATTGCCCGTGCTTTGGGCGTTTCATGGTCAACTATAGACCGCAACAGAAAACGATCTGCGGAATTTGAGGAGACTATAAAAAGGGGAAAGGCGAAGGGACTTGCCCAGGTGACAAATTCCCTGTTCACTTCCGCCACTGATGGCAACGTTACCGCCCAGATATTTTACTTAAAGAATCAAGATGCGAAGACATGGAAAGACCGAGTCGAAAATGTCCATGCAACTATCAACCTTAATGATGTTCTAAGCGGTGCAAAAGAAAGACTTGGCAAATATACGGCGAATGAAAAGAAACTAACAGAAATAAATCCTTTACCTACAACATCTAAGGAGATGAGCAGTATGGTAATTAATCAGACTGACAAGAAAAAGAAGTAATAATGGCGGTTGCTACTCCTCCTCATGGTGGCAACGTTCAAGGGATCGCCAATAAGTAGAAATTTGTAAGATGCTCCTACAAATACGATGCTTATACCCCCCCTTGATTTTTTCGCACGGGGTATATTACGTGTAACTGTTGCGATAATTTTTTTTAATTTTTTTGAATTTTTTTTGGAGCAAAATATGAAAGAGGCAATACAGGAAATCTTAGCAATACTTAGCATTGGTGCTGTAGGCAACATTGCAATATTTTTAATACTGGTACATATATGAAATACGGAGCAGAACAAGAAAAGGAATTGATGACCGAGATATGGTCGCCCTACATAAAAGATGATCCATACAACTTTGTAAAGTTTATCTTTCCCTGGGGACAGAAGGACACCCCCCTTGAAGACTTTGAAGGCCCTAGGAAGTGGCAAGAAGAAATTTTAAAAAAAATGACAGTCCACATCCAACGTAACCAAGGACGTGTTGATCCTGAAATGTTTAGATTAGCTGTAGCATCAGGTCGTGGTATCGGAAAGTCTGCACTTGTCTCCTGGCTAATACTATGGATGCTATCCACACGACTAGGCTCAACCATTATCGTTACCGCCAACACCGAACAACAGCTCAGATCAAGAACATGGGCAGAGCTAGGTAAGTGGTTAACCCTAGCAATAAACAATCACTGGTACTCTAAGACAGCCACCACGATTAAACCAGAAGGTTGGTTTGAAGAAGCACTAAAAAGAGATCTAAAAATAGACACTGGTTACTACTACGCCCAAGCACAATTATGGAGCGAGGAAAACCCAGACGCGTTTGCAGGTATCCATTCATCATACGGCGTATGTTTGATTATGGATGAAGCATCTGGTATCCCAGCACCCATCTACTCAGTCTCCGAAGGTTTCTTCTCCGAGCCAACTGAAAACCGTTACTGGTTTACCTTCTCCAACCCCAGAAGAAACTCAGGCCCTTTCTACGACAGCTTTACATCTAAACGCAAGTTCTGGAATCTAAAACAAATAGACTCACGAACTGTAGAGGGTACTGACCAAAAACTTTTCCAAACTATGCTAGAGCAGTACGGTGAAGATTCTACCGTTGCAAGAGTAGAGGTACTCGGAGAGTTTCCAAACTCCGATGACGACTCAGTCATACCAATGGAACTTGCTAGAAACGCAATCAACAGAGATGTATCACTAACTGCAAAAGCACCAATCATCTGGGGACTGGACGTAGCACGTTTTGGTGGAGACAACTCAGCACTTTGCGTCCGACAAGGAAACACAGTTTTTGAAATTAACACTTACAAATCTATGGATTTAATGCAATTATGCGGTGCAATTAAAAATAAGTTTGATGATTGCACAGTCATAGAAAGACCAGAAGAAATACTTATTGATGTTATTGGTCTTGGTGCAGGAGTTGTAGATAGACTAGCGGAACAAAATTTACCAGTAAGAGGTATTAACGTAGCCGAGTCACCATCGTCAAAGAAAAACTATCTCAACCTACGAGCTGAGTTATGGTTTGCTATTAAGGATTGGTTGGCGCTGCGTAATTGCCGACTTCCTAATGATGATGAGCTTGTATCAGAATTGGCAGCGCCTTCTTACAAATATACATCAACAGGAAAAATAAAAATAGAGTCCAAGGATGAAATGAAAAAAAGAGGAATCAAATCGCCCGACAAAGCAGATGCTCTTGCATTGACCATGGCATCCTCGGCTGCAAGTTTTAGTGGAGGAGAGAACTTTTTAGGGTATAATTTCAAGAAACCATTGACATCAAGAATAATACGAGTGGGATAAAAATTTATGGAATATGATAAAGACGATATAGTTGAACAACTAGACGAACAACAAGAGTCTTATGACGAAGAGAAATTACAAGGCTGTCTTAAATCCGAAATGGATGACGCTAAAGACTTCATTGACCAAATTGGTGAACAAAGAGCAGATGCTACCGAATACTATTTAGGCAGTCAGCCTGGATCAACATCTTCTCTTCAATCAGAGTTTATATCAACAGACGTTAGAGACAGCGTACTGTTTATGCTTCCTTCTATCATGCGTACCTTTTTTGGTACTAGCAAGATAGTTGAGTTCATACCTAAAGGCCCTGAAGACATACAACTTGCTACACAGCAAACCGATTACATTAACTACGTCATCCAGCAAAAGAATCCTGGATTCAAAGTTTTATACGATGCTTTCAAAGACGCACTAATCAGAAAAACTGGTTTTGTAAAAGCCTACTGGGATGACAGTATTACTGCATCAACACACGAATACACAAACATTTCTCCAGAAGCCTACCAAGCACTCATACTTGATCCTAACGTAGAGGTAATAAAAGAGTCTGTAGAAATGCAAAGCATGACATTGCAAAACCCTGAAACTGGTGAGCAGATTACACAAGAAACACCAGCCAGTTACGACATTAAAATTAGAAGAATTAAACCTAAAGACCAAGTGGTTATAGAAGCAGTACCACCTGAAGAAGTTTTAATATCAAGAAATGCTAGAGACTTAGAATCATCACCTTACGTTGCACACCGCATGGTAAAAACTGTTAGCGACTTAGTTGCTATGGGTTACAACAAAGAAGACATGGAACAATATGCTGGTTCTGGTGACTCTATAGATGCAGAAAGTTATGACGAAGAACAAGCAAGAAATCCTTACGCTGATTTTTCTAGCGTAGATAGAACTGACCAAAAAAATGTTCTCTATGTAGAGCATTATATTTTTTATGATTTAGATGGCGATGGTATAGATGAAAGGATTAGGGTATGCACTGTAGGCAATGGGATAAACATTGTTAACGCAACACCTTGGGACGATCTACCTATTACACTCTTCTGTCCCGATCCTGAACCTCACACCTCCATTGGTTCATGTCCTGCGGACTACCTAATGCCTATTCAAGCGGCTAAATCTCAGATAATGAGAGACACCCTTGATAGTCTAGGCCACGCCATCTTCCCGAGAATGGGAATTGTTGAAGGGCAAGTTAATATTGACGATGTCCTTAACACCGACATAGGACAACCTATTAGAATGAGAGCGCCAGGAATGGTACAGCCTTTCGCTGTGCCTTTCGTTGGTAAAGAAGCCTTCCCAGTATTGTCTTATCTTGACGAAGCCAAGGAGAACCGCACAGGCGTTTCTAAAGCCTCCGCTGGACTAAACGCTGACGCGCTTCAATCTTCTACCGCCCAAGCAGTATCGGCAACTATGTCTGGTGCGCAAGGCAGAGTAGAACTTATTTGCAGACATTTTGCAGACGGAATGAAAGATTTATTTAAACTGGTTAACTCACTTGTTATCAAGCACCAAGAAGGTCAAGATATGATGAGACTGAACAACGAGTTTGTACCTATTGATCCTAGATACTGGGATGCTGACAAAGACTTAGTTATTAATGTTGGTATATCTAAATCATCTGACGAAGAGAAGTTCCAAGTCTTAACAGCCTTATCACAAAAACAAGAACAAATCTTACAAACACTAGGCCCTGACAATCCTTTACTCAATCTACAGCAGTACGCTAACACATTGACAAAAATGATTGAAATGGCTGGTTTCAAAGATGCTAATTCATTTATAAACACAACCGTTCCACCAATGCCACCACAGCAACCGCAAGATCAGAAACCTTCTCCTGAAGAAATGTTAGCTCAAGCAGAAGCAATGAAGGCACAGAACTTAGCACAAAAAGCTATCATTGATGCAGAGACAGACAGAATGAAAATTATCATGGATGACGACAGAAACCGTGATGAGCATGAAGCTGATCTAAAAGTAAAAATAGCTGAACTAGAAGCTAAATATGGTACGCAAGTAAATGTAGCAGAGATCAACGCTATCATGGAAAGAGATAGAGAAGCTATTAGACAAGTAGCAAAGAATCAATCTCAAGGAATGTTTACAAATGGGAACAACCAACCAATCGGATAAGATATACGATTTAGAATTTCTTGATGGAGATTTTATTTATGTTGGTTCGGACATTAAGGCTAAAAATTTAGAAGAAGCTAAAAGAGTCGCAAGAGTGTTTCTACAAATACCACCAGACTCAGAACTAATATCTTGTACGGAGACATTGATACACTAATGAAAAAATATTTAATTAAAACTTGGCAATGGTTAGACAGCTTGATGAAGCCTAAACCAATTATCAAAAAAAGAGGACGACCAAGGAAAAAGAAATAATGGCAATAACCTATAGAGGCGAAAAGTTCGCTGGTTACAACAAACCTAAACGTACCCCTAACCACAAAACAAAGTCACACGCTGTCTTAGCAAAAGTCGGTGACGTAATAAAATTAATTCGCTTTGGTCAACAGGGC